GATACTTTTGACACTATGCAAATTAAAATGGTTATGTTATCATCTGACCCAAATGTTGTTCCAAGAATTGCAAGTTTAAGTGCAGTTGGATTGAGTTCATAATATGCGTAGTCCGGGGCATGAATCAAAATTAATTCAAACTACAACTCCCGGTCATTATAGAAACGACAAAACCGGAGCTATTTTAAACCAGAATATTAGCGAATTAAATCAATATATGATAGAAAGAACTAGATTAAGTGAAAGTTCTGAAATAAATAAGAAGGTAGAAGAATTAACAGATGCGGTTTCTGAGATTAAAGAAATCTTAAAGATAATGATAGAGAGAAAAAATGGCAGCTAATGTAGCAACTCTTATAGTCAGCACTAGCACTGACACATTCAACGATTGGATTCAAAGAACCAATAATGTTGCCAGCATTGTTAACACCAACTGTGTAACAGCCAATGGTACGTTAGGTTTTACCACTGGCAACGCTTATGTCAATGGTTTCTTCTCAGCTAATACTCTTATTGCTCTAGACGCTATTCGCGGTGGCAACAACTCATCAAATGCAGTTTTAAATGTCAGCCTTGGGTTTAACACTGGTAATGGCACTGCAAATATCGTACAATATATTGCTAATACAAAAAACCTAACTGATAACGTAGCTGTGCAGGTTGTTGATAGTTTTGCATTAGCTTCAGCAAGAACTATAAAATATCTACTACAGGTTAATGCTACTGCTATTGGGTTTCAATCGACTGAAATTATGTTATTGCACAATGGTACAGATGCATTCTTAACAGAATATGCCACACTAACAAGCAATACTTCTCAGGGTAATATGGCTGTGTTTACAGTAAATGTAGCATCTGGTAATGTTAATCTATTGATCTCACCTACAACAAATTCTACAACTACCTCAACTGTGAATTTTCAAAGAACTACAATAGCAGTATAGGAAGTATTATGGCAGCGAAGGCAAACATTTTAGTTGATCAGGGTACTACCTTTACCACAGCATTAAACTTGACTGACGATAATGATCAGGCAATCGATTTAACTGGATACACTGTACAAGCTCAGATTCGTAAATGGTATACTTCATCTAACTCTGTTAGTTTCGCAGTTAGTGTTCCTACACCAACAAATGGTGTGATCAATTTATCTTTAACAGCAAATGTATCACTAGCTATGGATTATGGCAGATACGTGTATGACGTAATAAGTATTACTGGTTCTGGTACAGTAACTAGAATCGTGGAAGGTATTCTTACAGTAACTCCAGAAGTAACAACGGTAGCATACCCATAATGGCTATTAACGTTAAAGTAATCACTCCTATTTTTAAGGCTGTAAAGTTCAGCACCAATACCAGTCCAATCATTCTCCGTAGTGGAGTTGTTGGTGGTGGCGCTGGTGCTACTGCTTTAGCGCAGCTTACTGATGTTAATCTAGCAAATACCGCTAATGGTAATGTGTTAGTTTATAACAATACTAACAGCACCTTTGTGCTTGGTGGAATTGATGGCGGAGAATTTTAATCACGAGTAAAGTGATAGTCGCCATCTACACCCAATGCACTACCGCAGAACATTCCAGCAGTACTAAATCCTAATCCCTTCATGTATTCAATAACTTCTTCTGACTTTGGAGCACCAAAGTTATAATCAACATGCTGTAGTTCTAGGATGACATGGTTGCAGTTCTTAAGAACATTGGCAGCACCCTTTAGTACATCTAACTCTGCTCCCTGAATATCCATCTTAATAAGATCCGGCATGGGGAAATTGTTTTCCTTTACCACAGTATCAAGTGTCATAGAGATCTTACGAACCTTTTTCTCTTCAGGGAATAGCTCATCCGCGCGAGGACTTAAAACATTATTTTCTTTATACACTGAGTTACCACCAGGATGCTCAGTATTCTCATAGAAAGAAATTACCTTCTCATCTTCTGATGATAGTAAGCCACAGTTATGAAGATAATTGCCTTCTTCATAAAGGAACTTAGTAGCATCCATAGCTTCAAACAAAACATACTGTGAGTTTGGCCAAACAGTTTTAGCTTCATTAGTCCAGTGTAGAACACACGCACCAATATCATAAATCACTTTAGGTTCAAGACCACCATTCTTCATGCTAGCAAGATACTGCGTGTGCGTCTGAGGAAGTAAACGCATAGCACCTAGTTCTCTGAGTCTCTTCTTCTCAGGATTTTCAACAACAGGTGGTGCTTCATCTACAATGGTGAATACTTTATGGCCATGATGCCCACATACAATAGAAGTATCAGCCCACATAGTAAATCCCTTGCGAGTAGCCTTGCGACAGAAGTCTAGATCTTCACTAAAGGTATCCTTGTGATCAAGAGCATCATGATAAACAAACTGCGGATAACCTACAGTAGCAAACACTTCCTTCTTAATAAGAACACAGCCAAGACCAAAACCACCAACTTGAACAAGACCTCTACCCTTTAGATGTGACCAAGGAATACGAGCAAGGTTCATATCATATACTTCGATTGCCTGTGGTTCTAGACGCTGGCGATAGAGACCTGCCACTGCTGGCTTATCATGTGCTAACAACTTCATAATAGTATCAGGAGCAAATGATACATCATGGTCAACGGCAAATAGATAGTCAAAACCCTTTACAGTCCAGTCAGCAATTAGGTTGCGGACTTGGTCAACGTTATAACCATAGAAGAATTGAAAGTCTGCTTTATATCCTGCAGGGATAATCTGGTCATAGATTGACTTGAATGTTTGAGGATGAATATCGTTAGCTGTAGGAATGCCGATTAGAATTCTTTTCAAGGTGTTTTCTCCATAACCATGTTAGCGTTTTTCGTTTGTTCTCTAGCATTTACTTTATAGTCATTCAGCGGGTTAATATCATTATAGTTATATACGATATCTGGAACGCATATAACATTACCCGGATCAGCCTGTTCAATTAAATTATAAAATACAGAAGTATCTCCGCCAGCCTTTAGCCAATTACCTTCTGCATCCTTAAAGACGCTGTCATTAATATTATTCAATAACCGAGCATCAAACGTTCTTAGGTGTGTGTACGGCATATTCCAATTGAATTTGTATTTACGATATTCTTTATTTTTCTTAATTTCTGGTGGATAGGGCTGAGCAATAAGCGGGATTTTATCCACTAATGAATAGCAGCTACCATAGGTAAACTCTGCGCCACCATCCTTGTAGATGTTATTGTATTTGTGAAATATGTTTGGATCATTCACTAGCCAATCGTCACCATCTAGGAGCATTACAATAGAAGCAATCTTTACCTTCGATCTAATAGTATTTATTTGATTGTAAACAGCTCCCATATTTGTTTCATTGTTTATGACATTAAACTTACCACGAATGTTTTCAGGCAGAGAAGCTAGGGTGGTGTTGATTACATCTAGGGTATTGTCAGTAGACTTATCATTGATAATGTGCATATTGTAATTGTTATAGTCCTGTTGCGCAACTGAAAGAATACAGTTTTTAATATACGCCGCAGAGTTATAAACAGGAGTTATAACCTGTATGTTTTTTTCAGGGTTTCTAGGATCCTGTGCTTCATCAGAGTTATAGAACCGGCGACCGAATACCTTACGCACTCTATGATTAATATGAGTTACCTTGCGGTAATCATCTAGAGGTAGGAATAGATTAAGCATCTTATAGAAGTGTTGTTTCCACTGCAAGGCAACTGTATCCCAACCACAAACACCCTTTATCTGATTACATGCATACATCTTTTGCTGATGTAGGTATCTGTCATTATAGGCTTTGACAACCATATCAGTAAACACGTCAACCTGATAATCGGTATTGATAAAGCGGAATAGATTATTAGGCTCAATGGCATGAGGGATTTTATAACAAGCAACATCGATAGCTGTTTCTTCCAAAGCACCAAAGCGGCATGTTAGCAGAGGGGTATTATGAGCTAGAGCTTCAATACAAGAGATACCAGAAGTCTCAGGGAATGCTGCTGGATAAATCATAAATGAGGCATCAGCCATAATCTCAGCAATTTCACTCTGCTTAATGATGCCTGTGAAGTTTACATCTAGCTGAGTATTGAGTTTCTCAAGTTCACGGAACTTCTTTTCCTGTTCATCAGGACCATGATCATCACGGAATTTGTAATATCCACC